CGTTTAGGTTCTTTTCTAGAAGTTCCTTCATTTCTTTTGTTGTCATCTTAATTGTGTCCATATGTGGGTGTGCTTGTGATTGTTGTCTCGATGTGCTTCTTGAGTACTTATCCGTGTTTTCATACCAACTATTACCTAGGTAAATAAACATCGGGAAATGGTACCCGTAAGAGTAGACAATATAAGGGGTGTTGCTCCCTTGGTCATCATCATCAAACAAGCCAAACATATTAGAACCTTTGAAAGGTTCGTTCCTCTGCACGTATTCACGCGCGTTTCTGTTTGCTATACGTTTCATAGTATTTCCTTTTTTTAATTGTCAAATAACTTACCATCTTATACTGTCTAAGACCCGAGAAAGTTCCCGGGTTTCGCCTATTAAAGGCTCGTCAGTTAGACTTCTTCTATTTCGATTTCCCTTTCAAGCATACCTCTATTCTCTTCGTGAGCATTAGCTCTTCTGCTGTCAGCTATTTCAAGGGCTTTAGCTTCAGCAGCGTCTTCATCCGGCGCTTCAACGTGTACGTGCTGTACATAAGCAATTTCAAAGACCTCTGCTATTTCTACGTTATATTGTTTCATTTTCTTTCCTTTGGGGGGCCTTTCGACCCCCCTGTTATTATTAAAATAAGCTATTGTTTAGCTCTTGTAGTTTTATTTGCTTTTCAGTATGCTGGACTCTAATCCATTGACCGCCTATTTTAGCAAATTTAATATCGTAGGCGTAAACACTGCCTATTTCATCAAACAAGCCAACCTCTGACCCTTTTACTTCTACAAGTCTAGTATTACCTTTTTTGTTGTCAGCAATAACACCTGAAACGGGTAAGCCAAGCTGGGTTGATTTAATTTGGGTTCCTTTTTTTAGTTCATTAGTTGTTATAGTAGTCATAATATTTTTTTCCTTTCTATTTGATTAATATTATTCATACTCTTAATACTAGTAGGTTTCGAAAAGGTTCCATCTTTTTTAAAATAAATTTCAACCTAGTAAAACGAGGTCCATTTTTTCAACCTAACTTTTACAACTAGAAATCCTAACGAGGGGGGGCCGTGTGTAAAAAAAAGAAAGGCACACATAATAAAATTTTTTTTTCAAAATTTTAGAGATTTTAGGTAGCGCCGGGCGCAAGCTCTTTGGGAGCGCGCCGGCTTAGGAAGGGTAAGGCGACGGTGTGATAAAAGGAGGACGTACAATCGAGGTGATTGAAAGGTCACACCGCCGCTAATATTATAATATTAAAAAGCGCTAATATTACTAATATTATAATATTATAATATTATAATATTAATATATTAATATATTAATAATATTATTCACTTGCTTCAACCGACGTTTAAATTTATTAGTTTTTACCTATAACTGTCAACACCTTTTTTCTTGTATACCAAAATATCTATTTTTATATTATATCTATGGAAAACAGTTCTCCAAATAGTATTCTTGATTTAGGCCCAACGATTGATGAGCTCAAAGCTTTATCAGACAAGTTCAAGGAGACTGGAGACTTTCATTATATGACAGAGATACTCTTGATTATTGAAGAAATAGAAATGCCTCTGCTCATAGATACATTTGATGGGGAGTTCACCGCAGAGGCCTAATATGTACAAAAAGACCATAAAGGGAGTGGACTACCATATATACGAGAACGAGAAGGAGTTTCGCAAACATCACCGCAAAGAAGAGCTGCAACAGGACTGGAGAACCGCAGAAGAGGGTCAATGGGTAGTTAGTGATGATGGACAGGTTCTTACTATATTGCGCAAAGCATTGATGTATAACGACAAAAAAGGTAAGAAGACCTACTACGTTAGAACCTTACTGGGTACATCTTTTGCAACAGAGGACCATAAACTAACAGGTAAGCCACCAAAGGACATCTATACCTTTAAAAAGTACAACGAGAGTAAGTTTATTACCCATAGAGAAAAGTTGTTTGCAAAGATGATAGCATTGGGTAGGGAACCGGTAGAAGCGTATTTAAATGTTTATAAGACCAATAACAGGGATTATGCACACAAAAGGACCAAAGTATTATTAAAACAAAAGAAGATAAGGACACTTGTGAATAAAGAAGTAGAAGAACTAATGAATGACCTTGGTATTACCAAGACATACTTATTAGAGCAAGCCAAGGGTGTAGTAGATAAGAACGATGCAAGAGATGCGGATAAATTACGCGCATTAGAAACATTAATGAAGATTTCCGGTTTATTATCAACCGAAAAGAAAACAGACTCAGTAGCTTTAATTCAAGAGTTTACTGGGTTTTCCCGTGACAAACTAAAAGCATTTGAGTCTAATATGCTTACAGAGGGTTCACCAGATTGATGTGGTGCTATCCTAAAAGGGTTACATGGGGCAAAACAATCTATAACATAACAATAACTAGGAGTTAATTATGCCAAGAGGAAAAGGTACATACGGAAAAAAAGTAGGAAGACCAAAGAAAAAGAAAATGTATGGTGGTGGAATGGTCAAACGTAAAAAAATGATGCCCGGAGGAATGGTTAAGAAAAGAAAAAAGAAGTAATCATGCCCCGTAAGTTTAAAAAAGTAGCAAAAACCAAAAGAGGTGTTCCTAAAAAATACGTTAGGGGTGCTAAGAGTCCATCTAAAGTTGAGTCAGAAATAATTAGAACAAGAAAACTTTACGCTGCTGGTAAACTTACACCAGCTATGATGGATAGAATATCAAAAGAGAGGAGTCAAAGTGCCAGCAAGAAAAAAAAGCGCACCAAAAAGAAAAAGCGCAGGTAGTTCAAAAGCTGCTGTAATTAATAAATACTCTAAAAGCTCAGGAATAGCAAAGTCTACTCTGTCTAAGGTGTACTCTAGAGGGTTGGGGGCTTACTATTCCAGCGGTTCGAGGCCCGGCACAAGCGCCCACGCTTGGGCTGCCGGACGTGTTCGTAGCTTTGCTACTGGTAAAGGTGGTGCACGTAAGGCAGATGCAGACCTCATACGTGGTGGTAAAAAGAAAACTACAAGAAAAACCACAACAAGACGTAAAAAACGATGAGAAAAAAACGTGACCCTAAAAAGGGCACTGGTAAAAAACCTAAAGGTTCTGGACGCAGACTGTATACAGACGAAAATCCTAAAGATACCGTACGTATAAAATTTGCAACACCAGCAGATGCACGGGCTACTGTAGCACGTGTTAAAAAGATTCGAAAACCTTTTGCACGTAAAATACAGATTTTGACCGTTATGGAACAAAGAGCAAAAGTTGCTGGTAAAAGAACACAGGTTAGTATAGCAAAAGCTGGTAAAGCAGCAATACGGAGACAACATGGCAAGAAAAAAAGACCCTAGATTAGCAAGGGCTGGCGTTACGGGTTATAATAAACCTAAGCGTACACCAAACCATCCAAAAAAAAGTCATATTGTAGTTGCTAAAGAAGGCGACAAGATAAAGACAATTCGTTTTGGGCAACAAGGTGCAAAGACAGCTGGTAAACCTAAAGCAGGAGAATCAAGAGCAACAAAAATGAAACGTAAATCTTTTAAAGCTAGACATCGTAAAAACATTGCAAAAGGAAAAATGTCTGCAGCTTTTTGGGCAAACAAGGTTAAGTGGTAATGGCTAGAAACAGAAATAAAAGAGTTCAGCTTAAAATATCAAAATTGTTAAGCGAAGGAAAACCTATGAAGCAAGCTATTGCAATAGCATTAAACATGGAAGAAGAAAAAAGACTTGGACCTAGAGGCGGGTATAAAAAGAAAAAATAATGCCAAATAAATCTGCAAAAGAAAGAAAGCGTAGAAAAAGAAAGCTAACACTTGAAAACAAAAAAAGAAAAAGAGAAGCTTACAAAAAAAGAAAAGCAGCTAGACAATAGCCTGCAAACATTTAATGTAATACCACCGGCGTCAGAAATGTCAGAAAAAGACGAGGTGCTAGCAAAATGTTATAACGACTTATTATTTTTTGGTAGAGCATTTCTTCCTAATGACTTTTTAAACAAAAGTGCATCACCTCTGTGCCATTATCAAATATCAAAACGATTAATATCTACAAAGCCCGGAGAGCGTATTTGTATCATATTGCCAAGAGGATTTGGTAAATCAATATTATCGAAAACAGCAATCTTACATAAACTATGTTTTTCTGGAACAGATTCCCAAAACTTTATTGCATGGGTATCGGAAGAACAAGGACAATCCATTGACCACTTAAAATTTTTACGGTATCACTTAGAAACCAACAAAATGATTAAGTATTACTTTGGTAACATGGATGGTGGTAGCGTTGGAAAGCGTTGGACAGAAAAAGACCTCGTAACTCCTAAGGGTGATAGAATTATTGCAAAGGGTACTAGCCAAAGACTAAGAGGTCGTGCTGAAGTAGATGTACGATATACCGGTATTATTTTAGATGACTTTGAGTCAGAGTTAAATACCAAGACACCTGATAGAAGAAATGATATTAAGCGTTGGGTAGTATCTACAATTTATCCTGCATTAGAAGAATCACCGGGTAGAGAAGGCTGGATATGGCTTGCAGGTACGATTGTACACTTTGATAGTTTTTTACAAATGACCTATGATGGGTTTCAGCAGGCAAAAAAAGATGATAGGCACTATCCTTGGGATGTATACTTTCATAGTGCGATAGAGAGCGGTAAGTCTATATGGCCTGAACAGTTTTCGTTAAAAAAACTAGGAGCAAAGAAACAAGAGTTTATAGAAGCAGGTCTTGTAAATAAGTTTGCACAAGAGTATATGAATGATGCGCGAGACATAACGAACGCTTCGTTTAAAATAGATAGGATTCAATATTACTCTGGTGAAAGAAGAAAAATGAGTAACTTCAACTATCTTGCAGAAAAAGACGAGATGATACCAATAAATATTTACATTGGTGTAGACCTTGCAGCTACCGCATCGGATACTTCAGACTATCAGGTAATACTGGTTATGGGTATTGACGCTCGTAAGAATAGATACGTACTAGAATACTTTAGAGAGCGCATACCTACATTTGATGTTCCTGCAAAGATTATTGAAATAGCAAAAAAATACAGTCCGGTAAAACGCGTAACGATTGAAACGGTAGCAGCGCAAGAAATGGTCAGAGATATGGTAACGCGTATGAGTGCAACAGAAAAAAGATTGATGCCGGGTATATTCAAAGGCGTTAAGCCTCCAGCAAGAATTAAAAAGGAAGACAGACTAGAAACTACACTTGGACCTATTGTAAATTCCAAAAAGTTATATATTCGCAGAGAGATGACAGAAATCGTTGATGAGTTTTTTGAACATCCAAAACCTCGTAACGATGACTTAATGGATGCTTTGTACTATGCAGATTATTTTGCACGTCCACCCAAAAGCCAAGCCAGCACTAAAGACGAATTTAAAGCATCTAGCAAAAAACGTAGCACTTTTTCAAAACTTAAAAAATATAACTGGATGACAGGAGCAAGAACAAACTAAAATATTTATTTGCATTATATTATTTTATTAACTATATTAATAGACTGTGAAGAATATCTTCACTAACTGTTTATAAACAAAAGGCTATAAATCCACATACCATATGGCTAATACAAGCAAGGGCAGATTTCCTAGTTACGGCCTCGTAAGAGGACCATCCCACGCAGACGGCGGGGTTCCAGCTTCGGTAGCTGACGGACCTGATGTTGAACTCGAAGGTGGAGAATATATTATTCCAAAAGAAGCGGTACCTGATTATCTGCCTGTATTACAACAAATCACACAAATAGGTAGAGATAGACAGAAAATGCAAAATGGCAATACTGCTATTGATGCGTTGATTGCCTCTGCCTCTATGCAAAACGGCATAGCCCAACCTAAATCACCCGTATACCAAGAAGGTGGACAAGTGCAAAGCAAGACTTTACGCGGTTCTCGTGTAGTTTCAAGAGATATAGGTAGAGATGGTGATATGTTTACTGGTCAAGTTATTATGGCTATACCAGCTGACCAAGTAGGGGGTGATGACGGTCTTCGCTACTATCTTTCTGAACCAAGACAATCTCAGTCTATGTCTTTATTAGACAGAAAAGCTCAGTCTAGCGCTAGGCGGAAAATGGCTTTTGCACCTCAAGATTCATTACCAGCTGATTTAGTTGAAGGATATTTTGATAGACAAAATAAAACATCAATACTTAATATGGATAATGAAAAATCACCATTAGGTTTTTTAAAGAACTTAATCGGTAAACAACAAGGTGGCATGATACAGTACGAAGATGGTGGAGAGTTAGATATTAGAAGAAGTTCTATGCCCATTCAAAGCCCTAAAATGCTTGGAGAAGACTCTATTGATAGCATTTTATCAATTATAAATCAAGGTAAACGTAACGGTGTTAATGTAACTGATACTCCTGAATACAAAAGATATAACAAGTCTTACAATTTGTTAACTAAAAATACAAAAAAAGGCGTTCCTCCAGCTGAAGGCGAGATAGATAGAGTAACAAATGATTATTTAGTAGACATTTCTACTAAGGCGTATTTAATAAATGAGTTAATAAAATCTGGACAATATGATAATATTGGTCAAATAAAAAATGATTTTATAAATCTTGACTTAAAAGATACTATGCCTAAGATGGAAGATGGTGGAGAAGTACACAGCCGTAGAATGTTTAATCAAGGCACTGGTTTTGATAAAAAGAAATCCGACTTAAATAAAGATGGTAAAATATCAGAGTACGAGCGCAAACGCGGTATGGCAATAGCTAAAGCTATGGGTAAGATGCAAATGGGCGGTATGGTAGATAAACAACCTATGATGCAAAGACCTATGAATCCTGCTATGAACTTTAGTCCTATGCAACGTATGAATCCTAGAATGTATCAAGACGGTGGTCAGGTTCAGCCACGCAAACAACAAGAAATGCGTAACCCTAATATGTTTATTGGTCCACCCATGAGTCTTATGGGCCCCGGACTTAGTAATTTTGAAAAAGCTGAAAAAGAATTTGAAGCATTTATGGATTCTTTAAATAGACGTCAAAATATAAATCCATTTACAGGTGAGCCTATGGACACAGATGCCGATGTAAAAAAATTATTAGAAAGAATGAAAAAATCTAAAATACCTCGCTCAAGACAGCGTGTACCCATGCAAACAGGTGGTCAGGTTAAAGCATCTGATATGGGTTTGCAAAACTTTGGTGAAGTAACAGATATACCTTCTGGTTCAGTTAGTAGACCTGAGTTTGAAGCATTTATGAACTATGCAGCAACAGAAGAAGAAGCGGCTGAGATGGAGAGAGAGCAAATGGCTAATTTTATGTCCTTATTAGAAAATGAAAAAAGAGTTCGTCCAGTTAGTCCTGATACGTATAATACAACTATAGCTGAAGAAGATGGTATGATGATTATGTCAAAAAGAGAAGTTCCAAAACTTTCAGAAGCATATATGTCTGCATTTGGTTTTGCAACTCCACTTTCTAAAAGACAGGGTGCATTATTACAAAGAAAAATGATTGCTCCAGAAACATTAAATCCATCCGTTAAGGGATTAATTAACAGAGTATTAGTACAAAGACTAGGAAACGAAAATAATTAATGGTATTAGAAAAAGATAAACGAGCTGATTATAACCAAGAGCTGTATAGAAGATATAGAGATGCTAGACAAAGTTGGGATACAGAGTCTCGTTATGATATAGACTTTTATCATGGCAATCATTATACAGCAGCAGAAGTAGATGATTTACAATCCCGCAATCAAGCAGATGTCCCAATGGACAGGATTGGACCAGCAATAGAAAAATTTAAAGCGGTGTTAACATCTCGTTCACCAGCTTTTACAATTACCCCAAGAGAAGATTCAGATGTAAAAGTTGCTTCATTATGGAGAACTATTATGGGTTTTATTTGGGGACAGTCTAACGGTGATTGGCAACTAAAACAAGCCATTCATGATTACGCAACAACAGGTATGGGATATCTGTATTGTTACGTTGACCCAGAGTCAGACTTCGGTAGAGGTGATGTAAAGTTCACATATGTAAATCCTTTCAGGGTCTATGTTTCCCCTAATACACGCAACCGATGGTACGATGACGCCGAGAGCGTTATCCTTTCTACTATACTTACAGGTGAACAAGTTACAAACCTCTACCCAGAATTAGCAGAACAAAAAAACGAAGAAACAGGAGAGATGGAAACAGGAATTATTCAAGACCTAGAAACATATCTTGAAGAAGATTATCCTGATGCAATGAATAGTAATACTCGCAAAGTGTATACTCCTGCAGAAACAAAAGAACTAGAATATTACGAAAGAAGTAAATATCAAATATTAGAAAGATTTTACAAAACAAAAGTCACATTTTATCGTGTTATTGATATGCAAAATGGTGAAGAAACAGTATTAGGTGAAGCTGAGTATGAAGAATTTGTAGAGAATAACAGAGAGCAGATAGAAGTAAATCAATATGAAGTAATACCAATACAACAAACACGTGTTAAAGTTTGTGCAAGTATTGGGCAAATAGTATTATATGAAACAATTCTTAATACAGACCATTATCCAATCGTACCTTTTCCAAATATATTTACAGAAACACCTTATCCAAAGTCAGATGTATCCCGTGCTAGACCGATGCAACGTCTTCTTAATAAGCTTTGGTCACTTGCTGTTTCCCATGCTCAAGCGTCTGGTGGACTTAAACTTTTAGTTCCTTTAGGTAGTGTCGAGGACATTGGTCAGTTAGAGAGAGACTGGGCCAATCCTAATGCAGTAATAGAAGTTGACTCTACGCAAGGCGAGCCACATTTTCCTGCTCCCCAACCATTAGCTTCAGAGTTTTACAGATTAATACAGCAGTGTGAGTTTTATATAGACTTTACGTTTGGATTGCCAGAGATGATGCACGGATTTTCTGACAAAGCACCTGAAACCGTTGCCGGTACAGAGCGTATGATTGCGCTTGGAACAGAAAGACCAAAATCAAAACTAAGAGATATTGAGTTTAGTATTAATCGTCTTGGTCAGGTGTTGTATAATTTGTCCAAAGGACATTACACATATAAAAAGATTTTTAGACTAATCAGTGCGAATAACGATATAACAGAAGCTACAGTCAATATGTACGATGATAATGTTGGTACTATTCTTGACATTAAAAAAGAAAGACATAACTTAGCTCAGCATGATATTCGCATTGAACCCGGTTCTACATTGCCAACAAACAAATGGGCTGAGCTCGGTGTCTATATGGAAGCGTTTCGTATGGGTATCGTAGATAAGCAAGAAGTGCTTAAAAAGAACCCAGAAATATTTGATAAGGAAGGTATTATGCGCCGAACTGAAGAAAGAGCATTGATGCAAAGACAGATACAGGCAATGGAAGAACAGATAAAGAATTTGGAGGGTGACCTCCAGACTGCCCAAAGGGAGTCTGTTAGCGATAGAAAACGTGTCGAGGTTGAGAAATTTAAATCTCGACTACAAGATATCGCTTCAGACGCCAAAGCTGATAGGAGAGTTCAATTAAACAATCTACAAACAAAGGTGAAGCTCGAAGCGGAGAAATTAGCAAATGTTAGAAAAGATGCTAGTTCTGCTCCGGAAGCGTAGAGACATCTATTAAGGAGATACAATGGACAATACACAGACAGAGGCCATGCAAACCGCTGATGGTTTAGCAAATCAAGGTAACGACATCATAGCAGAAGTAAGAGAAGAGACCAACGCCGCTTACGATACTGAAGCGAATGTTGCAGAAACACAACCACAAGCTGACGCAGTTGACGAAGTGGATTATTCTGCTCCAGAGCAAAGCGTTGAAAGCGAGACGGTTCCTCTAAATGAATGGGAAGTAGAAGCAAAGAAGTTCCAGTC